AGGTGCGGGTGACGTGGTTGACACCGTGCTTGACGGCGTGACCTATGGCTACATGGTGCAGACGGGGGACACCGTCGCAACTGTCGCGGGCAGCGTCACCAACGCCTGTATGCAGGGTGCAATCGACGTTCAGATCATCTCGTTCGTTGGCAACTCGGCTGGCGGTGGCGATGCCGAGGAAGTTTCGATCGCGGCCAACGACTATCAGCACGTCACGGTCCCGGGGGAGACCGCCGCAAGTCTGGTGACGGCGTTCGTTGCCTTGATGGTTGCCGACCCGCTCTATGACGCGTTCGCCGCGGGTGACGACCTGATCTTGATCGCCAAGCTCCCAGGCGTCGGGGCACTCATTGTTGCGACCACCGATGGCGTGCAGTTCACCCACACGGCGACCAACCCGGTTGTCGGTACCGTGGCCAACTCAACTTGGACCGTCACCGACGACTCCATCGACACGGTGACGCTGACGCTGGACATCGCCGGCGACCCCGGTGCGGCAACCTGCTCCGGCTCTGTCACGCTTGGCACTGGTACGACCACCTGGAACCCAGTGCAGACCACGGCTGGCTACCCTGCAGACCTTGCCATCGTGTCCAGCGGGGCAACGAGCTTCCAACACACGGTCCAGCCGGGAGATGACGACGACGCAGTTGCCGCAGGGCTCGCCTTGGTGCTCAACGGCAGCTTCGGCTTCGTCGCATCCGCCACCCTCAACGTCATCACCGTCACCCGCACGGACTACGCGGCCTTCAGCTTCAGCGACAACAGCGTCCAGGTGAACCCTGCAAGCACGATGGTCATCACGCCAGCCACCACGGTCCCGCTGGTGGTGCCAACCCCAATCACCGATGGTGCTGATCTCGGTGGCGTGCGTGCAAGCCAGGGCAGCCTGTACTGCGAACTGTCCGCAGGTACCAGCTACGACGTGTCCTTGTGGTACCTCATCGGCGGGGTGTGGGTGCTTGACCTGACCTTCAGCCCAACGCCTGTGACAATCTCAGGTACAGGCGTCCTGACATTCACCCCGACTGGCACACGCATCTATGTCGCGTGCTCTAGCTTCGTTGGTGGAGCCATCGCCACCGTCACCGCCCTGACCAATCAGTAGGTCAAAGGAGTCCCCAATGTCCGTATCCAACATCAAGCGTGGCGTCTACACCAGGGTAGACTCAACCGGTATCGAGTCCAACAAGGGCACGTTCTTCGAGGCCATCATGGCCCCGACGTTCCAGATCGAGATGATCCAGGCAGCGGTGCCACCGACGCCAGCAGCTACGGTGAACATCGCCCGCACCTTCTGCACCGTCACTGGAGCCCACGCCGTCAAGATCGGCACCGGCGGTGCGGCTGACACCCTGACGTTGAACCGTGTCACCGCGGCTGGCGTCACCGCAGCCATCTGCACGTTCACCATCGCAGCCGCTGCCGATGCCGACTGGCTGCTCCCAGTTGGGTTCGACCTCGCAGTTGCGAACCTGGAGCCCGGTGATAGCCTGACCCTGGTGGGTGTTGACGACGGTGGTGCAGGCGACCCCGCCGCCGAGGTCACCATCACGGTCCGCATCGACTAACCGGGCTATGAGGGGCAGGGGTGCCCGGCTAATCCAAGGGCACCCCTGGCCCGCACCCCAGCCCCCGAACCGGAGTCGACGATGCCGTTCACCGCAGCCCAACTTGCCGACAGCATTGAGTCCAGCAAGACTCAGAAGCAGATGTTTGAGAAGCGGTGGGAAATCTGCCTCCGCTTCTTGAACTCCGAGCAGCACCCAGGCGGCTACGACGCTGTGACGCAGGGGTACGCCGGGCTGGGCACTCGCGGGCGTGCCCGCCACATCGTCATCAACCTTATAAATCCGTTATACAAGAGCATCCTCAGCCGGCTGGCCACCAACTACCCAGGCGTCGCTGTCATGCCGAGTGGCCCCGGCTCCAGCCAAGTGCTGCAAGCCCAGATGAGCGAGGTCTACCTTCGCTACGTTTGGCACGTCCGCAAGATCAACCGTGTCGCCCGCCGTGTCGTGGAGTACCTGCTGTCTCTAGGTACCGCCGCTGTGCAGGTGTATTGGGAGCCGGGGGATACAACCCCGTGCATCCGTGCCGTCAACGCCATGGACTTGTTCTGGGACGCGGGGGCACTCAACCACGAAGACTCGGATTGGATTGCCACCCGCCGCTGGGCCACGCCGGTAGCTTTGCGTGAGACCTACCCAGAGTTCGGCGAGTACCTAGACAACCCAGAGAACATGGCTCCGCAATCTGGCGTCATCAACAGCCAGCTCCGCTACACGTCCACCCAGCCCGCCCCTGGCAAGCTGGAGGTGTTCGACGTCTACGCCGGCGGTGAGCACATCGTCATGTGCGAGGGGCAAGAACTGTGGCGGGGGCCAACACCGTCGGGCATCGTGCCCGTACACGTCATGATCTGGACCGAGATCCCCAACGTAGCATGGGGACAGGGGCTGGTGGAGCCACTGATTGACCTACAGCGGGTGTACAACGCCAGCCGTGAAATGGTCATGGCCAACGCTGCCTCTATGGCCAACCCCAAGTGGATGGTGCCGACAGAAGCCAACGTCGCTGCCAACGCCATCACCGCCAATCCCGGCGAGAAGGTCTACTTCGACGGGCCGCAAGCCCCGCAGCAGATAACGGGGGCACCGCTGCCGGCCTACGTCATCGACAACACACGCATGATCCCAACGGAGATGCAGGACGTGTCCGGCATCCACTCGGCTACCCTTGGCCGCAAACAATCCGGGCAGTCAGGCAAGGCGTTGGAGATTCAAGTCTCCAACGACCTGTCGTCTATCCAGGTGTCCCAAGAGTGCATTGAGGACGCCTTCAGCATGATGGCCGAGAGCATCCTCTGCTACGCCAAAGAGAACATCACCGAGCCCGTCATGGTCCGCCAGATGGGCAACCTCGGGCGTGCGGTGTTCCAGGAGATCGCCAACACCGACATCGTTGAGTACCCACAGGTGCTCATCGAGGCCGGCACGTTGTTCCAGGACTCAATCTCCACCCGCGAGGCCCGTGTGCTGGCCCAGTTCACCGCCGGCCTGATCGACAAAGACGAAGCCCTCAAGGAAATCTCGTTCCGCACAGGCAACAGCTACCTGCTCAACAAGATGGAGGAGACCAGCCACGCCAAGGCGATGCTCAAGCTGGTGGCGGAGGGCGACGCCATGCTGGAGCTGTCGCCGGTCGACGACCCCAGGGTGTTCATGGATGTGTTCTCTGAGTTCGTCAGGACTCCTGAGTTCTACAACTTGCCCCAGCATCGAGCCGACTACATCATGGACTTGATCCGGCGGCAGTTCGTTCCTATCCAAGAGAACCTGCCTGGCAGCAAGGAAGAAGCCATCGAGCAACTTGGCATGGTACAAAGCCCACAAGCCCAGGCTCAGATTGTCGCTGGCACAATGGAAGCAGCCGAGCAACAGGCACAACTCAACGCCATGGAGGCACCACAAGACACTGCCATCCGTGCTGATGGTGCCATCCCCATGGGAGGTGCCTAATGGCCCAGATGCTGTATGTCACAGATGTAGGGTCGTACTTCCGTGAGCTCGTCGATGAGCCGAGCGGGGGCTTCATGGAGAACGCCCTCGCCCAGAAGTGGTTGGAGATTGGCCACAACCACTACAACCAGTTTGTATCAACGGCTGACCCTGAGAGGTTCTTCCAAAGCCACAGCATGACGCTGACCAATGCCTTTGAGTTCGACCTGAATGGTGTGTTGCTTGGTTCTGCGGCTACGGCGGCCACACGCATGGCCAGCTTGATTCGCGTGGTGACGCTGGACCAGACCACTCTGCGGCCCAACTTCTACTTCTACCCTGTGGCCAGCCGCGAGCAGCTTGACTCGTGGGATAGCTGCGACGGGTCAGGCCGGGTGCTGCTCGCCGCACGAAAGCTGTACTTCAGCCACCGCGTAACGGCGGACTGCCGCATCGACTACGTCCCAGTCCCCAACGTGGACTGGTCCAAGACGGCACCAGCGGACACCGAGTTCATCGACGACGTGATTCAATTTCATGATATGATTGCTCTTTACGGGGCGTTGCAATACTTCGCGTCGGCGGGGTACTCCAGCCCGGAGATCGAGCAGCTTCTGTTGGTGAGGCAGCAGCAGTTCAAGTCAACGCTGCAACGCAGCCGGTCCCTCAACGCAGCCCGCTACGTCCAGAATGATGACGCTTGGGGGTGGTAGTCAATGTCTACCCGTGACCCAAATCTCGTCCTCGCCCCCGACCTTGAGGCCGGGATGGACCCCAACACCGACGGCAAGAGCCTGTGGGTTCAGAACCTCACCCGCAAGGCGGGCGACGGCGGCTGGGCAATCAAGCCCGGCTTTGGCTTGCTCGCACGGGTTGACACCAGCCTCACCGGCAACAAGCTGTCCGAACAGCAGGACATTGGGCTGGCCCGCATCCTAGGCGTCCACAGCTTCTACACGGCGTGGGGCACCAAGCAAATCATCGCACTATGCCGCACGCAGGCGTGGGGCACAGATTCTGTGTACGTCTCCAAGGCCAAGTGGGTGGTCGTCTACAGCTTGCTGGTCTACGACACGGCCTACGATTCGGTGCAAGAGCACGTCATCCACCGGCACACCTCAGAGGAGCTGGGTAAGCAGGTGTGGCAGCGACGCGGCCACTACAACACCGACGTTGACGAAGACCGCCAGCAGTGGATCGACGCAGGCCAATCCGCCGCCCTCGGCGACCGCAACCCCGTTGACCGAGAGGAGGCGTGGTTCACCGACCCCGCACAGGGCAACATCATCTTTGGCACGCCACTGCTAGGCGGGTATGTCTACACCCCCACTGTGCCAACACCGGCTGCCCGTGCTCAAGCCAACGCGACGTTCGCTCGCGAGTGGAGCGACCCAACCTCTGAGGATGGCTTGGTTGTGCCGCTGATTCAGCGTCGCAGCAACCTCGAAGCAGAGGGTGGCTACACCTACTACACCAGCGAGGAGTTCGGGCGACCCAACGCCGCATGCATCGTCGGCGACCGCGTGGCCTACGCCGTCGACAACACCGTTCTGTGG